CCCTGAGTAGGCGTGATGATTATCTTTTCTGGCTGTGCATCTTCATCTGGCAAATCCTGACCAGCGTAAATGTATAACCCGAGTCCATGCAATCCAAGTGCTTTGGTCATGCAGCGCATGATGGCTGTGTTAACCGCAAACGCATCACACTCAACCCGATACTCTTTGCCATACTTAGAGACTGCTGTATAACCCTTTAGAGGGATTGCTTTGTTGCCTGAGTCCATCACAGGTAACTGGCAGGTCATAGGCTTGTCAAACATCGTGACAGTAACCCAGACCATTGCTGTGCCATTGATTTCCATGTAGCACTTGCCATCAAACATCTCTACTTTAAAAGTAGCTTTAGGGTCTGCTTTGAGTGCTTCTGCCCATGCCCAAGCCCATGATAGGTAGGTTAGGTTGGCTTTCTTTTCTGTGTGTTCATTGACGTTAGTCTTGAGTAGTGCTTCTATTGACATCTTAATTTCCTTCATTTAAATATTCTTCAATCATTGCTTCTTTGTCTTCATCGTATAAATCCCCGAAAGGTACGAAGTGGTTTTCTCCACAGCATGAGCCAGATGTTTTTAACTCAGTGCAGTAGCAACAGTAAGTACCTTGCAGGTCTTGGATTGCATCTTGTCTTGTTAGCTTGGTCATTGGATTCTTTCGATAGGCTTTGCTACAAGCCACTTGTCACCCAACTGGCGTACTGACTTCACCCATTGCTTTTGATAGCTTCTAATGACCTCTGGAGGGGCATCGTAGGTGCGGAATATCCTACGGACATGGGTTAGGTAGTGTGTGTTCATGCTTCCCTCACTTCTATCATTGCATCTGCATATTGATAAGCACGAGTTGCAATTTCTTCATAATTCATTTGTGGGTCTATGCCAGCAATAATCCCATGCATTGCTTTAGCGGCAAAGTAGTCACGCAAAGTCATGCCAGTACAAATAATGTCGCCATGCGTCCAAGGAAACGCTGCTGGTTTTGTATTCATGGTTAGCCCCTCCAAGCCAGTAGTACACCGATACCGCCAAAGATAACGATGGCTAACACATACTCAACTAGCGTCTGAATAATCTTACTTTTCATTTGGTTCTCCTTAAAGCGGGGGCTTTCGCCCCCTATTGGTTTATTCTGACTCGGCTAAAGAATTTAAATATTCTTCATTAGACCAAGCATTGCCTGTCCACTCAGCGTGTTCCCAACAACTAAATGTGTTAGCTGGCAATTCTGATAAAGCGTTGTTTCTATCAATTACCCAACGCCCATTTTTTGTTCTGCTGACCCTGACTGTTTGCGCCCAAGGATTGCGTTTAACTTCTGATGTATAAACTTTCATTTGCTTCTTTCTTAATTACCCACTTACGTTTTGTTATGGGCTGATGTAAGTATATCAAAGTAAACACACAAGTCAACAACTATTTTCTAGGTGTTTTCCCTAATGTTATATTTTTTTCTTAGGGTTTGTCCTAATTGTTTATCTTGTAAACTTTGCTATACTTGTTAAATGAACATAAAAAAAGCTATCACACTTGCTGGCTCACAGAGTGAGCTTGCTAGAATATTAGGTATTACAAGGGCTGCTGTTAACCATTGGAAGACAATCCCTCAGTTACGCATTTATCAACTAAAAGAACTCAGACCAGAGTGGTTCAAATGACACAAGAAGCAATCATCAGAGCATTACAAAACGGCTCACTTACATCCTACGACATGGAGAACCTAACAGGCATACCCAGAGAATCTATTGTGTCTGCTTGCAAGAAGTTAATTCGTAAGAAGCAATTAACTATGGAAAAGATTAAGATAAAACGCTCTTGGATTTGTCGGTACACCCTAGAGCCACACATGATTGAGGCTCAAAAAGCTGCCAATGATGAACCCTACGACAAGCTAAACCCGTTTGACATTCGCAATGCCAAGGGTATCTTTAGCAAAGCTGAATATGCGGTGATGAACGCACAAGCTGTTAGATTGCTTGGCAGACAACCATCAAATGAAATTACCAACAATCAATTTATTTGATACAATGTTTTGAAACACGGCTAGGTTGGGCTTGATCTCCCAACCGAAAAGGGTTCCCACTTTCTCCCCTGCCGCAGTTTCTTTTGCTTATAAGTGGTTTATAAAGTGGAAAAAATCATGCCGACAAGGTATTTAAAATCTGGTATTCGTGACAGCGAATCCATCGAAAATCTATCCCCTATTGCTGAAAATCTTTACTATCGTTTGCTGGTAACAGTTGATGATTTTGGACGTTATGACGCTAGACCAGCAATGATTAAAGCTGCTTGCTTCCCAATTAAGGACAGCATAAGCGCATCCAAAACTGAAGCGTTGCTAAAAGAACTTGCACAACATGGTCTGATTGAAATCTATGTTGACCAAGACAAGCCATTTTTGCAAATGACTAAGTGGGACAACATCCCTCGTGCGAAAGAAAGCAAATACCCATCAAATCCACACAATGCTTTACAAGTGTATGCAGATGTATGCAACGCACATACAGATGTACCTTTAACTAAAACAGAAACAGAAACTAAAACAGAAACTAAAACAGCACCAGAAGGTGTGTCACAAGAAGTCTGGGATTCTTTTGTTAAACAAAGAAAAGCTAGTCGTGCTGTTATTACGGATTCTGTTATCAAGACAATTAAAACTGAAGCTGATAAGGCTGGATGGACTCTTGAACAAGCATTGTCTGAGTGTGCTGCTCGTGGATGGCGTGGATTTAAGGCTGAGTGGGTTATGCCTAAACCAAACCCTGCCGACAGAGTAAGGCTCACAGTTGCGCCATCAAATGAGCCTGACCCTGCTCTTGAGAAAATAAAAGCAGATGAAAAAGTAACTCGTCCTCCGACTCCAGAGGAACGAGCAATTCTTAGTGCATACAGGAGAAAAGCATGAACTTTGAATGGCCTACAAATGACTCCAGCAGAATTAGAACACTTCAAGGACTGCGAAGCGAAAGAGTGGATACGGAGATTCAACAAAAAGAAATTGACGATTGGCTCAAGCAAAGCGTTGCTCTGGTGGCAGGGAGTGTGCGTGGACTTGGAACGAATCAGAGGAAAGTCAGATACTTTGCTTTTGAGGGACAGAATGACGAGGTTACGAAATGAGGAGAGCAGCAAGAGTTGATGCTAACCAAGACCAGATAGTTTCTGCCTTGCGTGGTGCAGGTGCATACGTCTGGATTATTGGCTTACCAGTTGACCTTTTGGTTGGCTACAAGGGTCACACATTTCTGGTAGAGGTTAAAAGTACCTCTAAAAAGCGTTTAACGGGGCTACAAGCCGACTTTTTCGAGAATTGGTCTGGTAGTACCTTGGCGAGAATAGATTGCCCAGAAGCGGCTCTACGAATGATTGGAGTAGTTAAGTGAAAGCACCTTACAAAGCCATCGAATACATCATTGAAAATTCATGCAAATTTGCCGAGGCTAAAGCACAGAGGATATACCTTGAGGAGTTTCGCAAAACCAAGAAGGCATTGCTGATGAAGGAAGCGTTAGCCAGAGGGATAGATTCTGCGGTTGCCCAAGAGCGTGAAGCCTATGCACACATTGAGTATGCCGATTTGCTCAAAGGCTTAATGATTGCCATTGAGAAGGAAGAAACCTTGAAATGGATGTTGATTGCTGCCCAGATGAAAGCTGACATATGGCGGTCTGAGCAAGCAAGTGAGCGTCTTGGCGTAAAAACTACGGAGTAGGGAAAGTACCTAGTAAATAAATTGCACAGGTCTGTTTAGTTTGCTATACTTGCGTCAGCCCAAGCAATTCGCAAGGGTACTTTTAAGGATACAAAATGATGAACTGCAACTGGATGGTTACTTTGGCAAATGCCCAGCGTAAGGCTTTACTTAACATTGGCTACCCTGTTCAACAGGTAAGTAACATGAGCCTTGCTGATACAACTAAAGAGTTAAAAGGCATTGGCTATGACTTTAAAGCTAACTCACCATTTAAAAACAAATAAATTAACAGGGGCATAGTCCCCCGCTTTTAAGGAATACAAAATGAAATACGAATTTGACACAACTACTGGTGAAGGCTCTGTAATCGTTACTGTCGTGATGAGTTGTGAGCGTGACGAAGAAGGTACTTACAACGAGAACATTGATGAAGTCTGGTTTGAAGGACGTAACGTCATGGGCATCTTTACTGACCAGCAGTTTAAAGAGTTAGAGATTGAGGGCTGTATGCGTCTTTCTAAGCACATTTTAGAGCAAGCAGACGAAGCCAAGATAGCAGCTTACGAAGGTTGATATGACACAAGATGAAATCATTGGCATGGCACGAGAGGCTCGTTTAGATGTTTATGGAATTGGAAGTAACCATGATACATTTATGTTAATACTTGAAAACTTTGCTAATTTGGTTGCTAGACAAGAGCGTAAGCGTATTGCTCAAAAGATAGAGCAATTACCTTTTGGTGATACTGCTGCTAGTTTTGGTGTTTATGTAAGAGAAGCATGAACAACAGACCCAATAACAGGGAACGACTCCACTTGGCAAAGATTAAAGAAATGCCTTGTGGGGTCTGCAATGCTTCTGGGCCAAGCGATGCACACCATATTGTCCAACATAACCAATACTTATGTATTCCTTTATGCAAAGACTGCCATACAAATAATTTCTTGGGTTTGCATGGGCAAAAACGTAATTGGGCTATTTTTAAGCAAGATGAAATGTCTGTGCTAAACGAAACGCTTGCAAAACTTTTTAATTAGCGCACAATGGACGCACTCAGTTGCCATTGAGTATTTAGAGGGATTGAGTTCCCTCTTTTTTTGTGAGAAAATAGCACAAACTTCACAGGGATAGCTATGAGTGGCTTACTAGAACCTTCAGTAAAAATTGAGATTGAGATACAAAGCCAAGAGAAAAAAGGCGATGCGTGTCCTGTAGCTACAGGTGATGTAGAAGTCAATCTTGAGTGCCGCCAAAAGGCTATCGACAAGGCTAACTATGGCCCAATGAATCCCAATGAGCCAAGCATGGAATACTGGCGTGACATCTCTAAGGCTTGGAGAATCTCACCAGCACAGGCTAAAAAGTCTCGTTGCGGAAACTGCTCTGCGTTTATCCAAACCCCTAAGATGCTTGCTTGCATTGAATCAGGCTTAGAGATGGGCGGTTCAGAGATGGATGCTTGGGAAGTCATTGATGCTGGTGACTTAGGTTACTGCGAAGTATTTGATTTTAAGTGTGCTTCCAAGAGGACTTGTGAGGCATGGATTAGTGGTGGGCCGATTACTGAAGATT